GTTCAGAGTTCAGAGGTTCAGCTAGCTCTCTCAAAAGGAAGCCAAGGCACGAGGCCGGAAACGCGCGAGGCTGAGCTGAAAACCGAAGCCGCGAGGACGGAGATCAAGCACGAAATCACCGCGCGGCTACAAGCCGCGCGCCTGACGACGATGGGCGCGATCCGCGTCGATGCGGGCACAATCACGACGCTCGCGAATCATCTCCTGCGGCTGAATACAGCGGGCGCGATTCGCGAAGTGCTGGACGTGCTCGAAGAACGCGCCCGCGAGATCAAAAGCGGGAAGCGCGCGGCGGACGGCTGGGGGTATCTCGTCAACGCGGTCAGGGGCGAAGTGGATAAACGCTTGCCCAGCGGACTGCGGGAGCAGGTGCGCGCAGCGGCTGCGGCGAAGAGCATGAAGGCGGGAGGCGGCGCATGACGAACGCCCAACCGCAACAACCGCAACGCTCCGCTGTCGATTGGATCGAGCGCGCCCTGCGTATCGAGATCTCGTTATTGCAGAGCAACGGTGGCCGCTACGTCACGGACGCCGAACTGCGCGAGCTGGCGGAAACATTCGACGCGATCGCGCGGCATTGGCGAATGCCGACCGAGCAGGCGGTGAGCTGGATCCACTCGCAGAGCAAACCGAACGTGACGGAATTCAAGGCGTATTGCGTGGTCCGGCACGCCGAGGAGTTGGCGGCGGCGCGCGGACCAGCGGCCGAAGGGGAATGCGTATGACTCGCCCTGTGAGTCCGGAAGTATTGGCAGGCTTAATGGCAGAGGAACTTCACCGCCTGGGCGCGATCAGGATACCGCTGGTATTAGATCCGACCGCCGCGGTGCAGTTGGTGGCCCAGTTGCAATTAGCCCGGCGGCATCCGGAGAACATCGGCAGCGCCTCGGAGCTGGCGAACGAAATTATCGAGAAGATTACGGAGTTCCTGCGCGCCACGGGTTTCGTCGCCCACGCCCACCTGGCGGATCTGGGTGCCGTGGCGCCGCCAGTGTGCGGCGTTTGCGGCGCCAAGCTGGGGCCGACGTTGGAAGACGTCGCGGCGCATCGTTGCGATCCCCCGCGGACTCCGCTGTTCCTGGTGAGGTCGTCATGAAAACGCACCTTACGATGATGCGGGAGATCGAAGAGCGCGCCCGGCGCGATCGCGACGCCGAACGCGAGGACCGCAGCGACTTACACGCCGCGTTTTACGGAATGTTTTTGCGGCAGCAGGGTTATTCCGCGTGGTATGCGGCGAAGCTCGTCGTCGCGCGGTATCCGAAAACGCGCGCGCGCCTGCAGCGGTTGATCGATGAAGGGATGAGTGCCCGGTGAAGCAAGAAACGCTCTGGTGTTCGTGCGGCTCGCTGATCGTAAATCGGCACGGCCGATGCGCGACGTGCGATCGCCGCCGGCGTCTGAGCGTGGAAGACTTCGACGGCCTGCGGGAAGCAGCGCTCAAGCGCGATGGCTACCGGTGTCGGAGCTGCGCGTCACTGGATGACGTTCTCGTGCATCATCGGCGTACGGGCGTGAACGTGTTGCGGTGGCTGATTACGCTGTGCCGGGGGTGTCATTCGCGCGTCCATGCGACGCGGCGCCCGTCGTATGGATTCCCTGCCCTACTGCTGCAGTTGTGGCGTGAGGTCCAGCCCAACATGACGGAGCAGCGTCGCCTCGCGTTTGTAGATTTGGAAAAGGCGGGCTTTACCCAGGAAACGCTCTTTGAGATGTTTGCGGCGGAAAGTCCTACCAGCAGAAACGCGCTAGGATCGTTTGCCGAAGGCGAGTTGATAGTCCCACATGGCGGGAATAGCAGTACTTCGGCCGCTTGCGCTTGATACTGACAATCCTGCACACTATTGGGATGTCAGCATCGTCAGGATCAGCACTTGCTAAACCCAGCAGCGCGCCCGGCATCGAAACGTGGCCGACCATCGAGCAGGCGGCCGAGCAACTCCAGACTTCCGTACGCACCCTTTGGCGGTACAAAAAAGAGGGCGCGATTCAAACCAAGAAACGCCCGCGGGCCGGGAAGAAGCCCGAGAACGTGTGTCGCCCCGCGGACATCGCGCGGCTAATGCCGTCCGACGTGCAGGTGATGGCGGGGGGACCTGCGTCGAAACAAATCACGATCCGCCGGCCGGCGCCGAAGACGTGGGAAGGCGCGCTCGAACGAATCGCGACGATGATGACGGCGCAAACGGCGAGTGTCGCGATTGGCGTGAAGTTGTGGCTATCGCTCGATGAGGCGGCCGAATACTCCGGCCTGGCGCGTACAGATTTGTTGCTGTTGTGCAAGCAAGGGAAGCTTACGGCGCGCAAGAGCGGCGGGTGGAAGATTCAGCGGAAGAGTTTAGAGGAGTTCGAGGGCTAGTGCAAACGAAGAAAAGGCCAGCTCGTTCGGAGCTGGCCTTTTTCTATTGGTTTAATTATTAAGGAAAAGGCCGGACGCCACGGCGTTGCTGCCGCCGTTGTTCACGACCGTCAGAATGACGTTACCTTGCAGCGTCCACGTCCAGTAGTGTCCGAACGTAAAGCTGTTCAGATACTCCTGATCGAGCGTTGCGCCGCTCGCGGCGTCGGTAATGCGTACGCCTTGATTGCGTCCGCCCGTCCAATCCAACAGATAGAGGCTCACGCTGTGAGCGTTCCCGTCCGTCAAATTCAACGCAATCGAAAAGCTGCCGGTGTTTGACCAAGCCGCGGCGGTCCGTTGCGTGGTAGTAGCGTTAAAATCTTCGAGCCCGCGCATGTCAGTTGTCGGGTTTGCCCATGTGAGAAGCGTCGCCCCGCTCATCGAGACGTTGGCGTACACCGGAAGCTGCATGGCATCGCCCGCGATTAAGTAGCCCGCGCCTCCGTACTTGCCGTTCCAGCTTCCCTCGGTGCTGGCGTCGCTGCCCGTGAACGTGGCCGCGGCCGTGGCGCTGGCAATCTTGCCTGCTGGTGTTATGGCAATCACGCCTGAGCCGCTGCTGGCAGTTGTGAACGAGTACGAGTAGTTCAAAAACCCGTTCACAGTGGAGACTAGAAACGCGCCCGCCGGCGTCGACACATTATACGTGCCGGGCGAAAGCGAAGCGACGGAGATCCGGTAACCGAAGTTCACAGCGACGCCGCTCGCGGACCAGACAAGCGAAAGACTTTGCGACGTAGCGGTCGCGGTGTTTTGGTTGAGTGCAATCGATGCGCCCGTCGCCTGACAGATCGCCAGTGACTTGCCGCTCTGGGTGTTGCTACACGAAGCGGCGCCCACGGTATAGGTATCGGCGCACGCGGCGCCGGCGACGAAAGAGGCGAGTACGAAAAGCCGTACCCTGCTATTGGTAGAGAAGTTCATGGCAAATTGCTCCTTGGCGGTTAGTTGTGGATAAAGACCCCGCGGGGGCGCTGAAACGCCCTCGCGAGGTCAGGGTGTTGGTTAGAGCGACCACGAGCAGTCGTTCTTGATCGCGAACCAGACGAGCGGACCAAAGAGGCCGATCATGATCCCGCAACCAATAAGGCCCATTGCCTCTTGTTGTTTGGCCGGCGAGATAACCTTGGCGTCCGGATTCCAGTTCGCCGAGATGGGCTTCGGGACGAAGATGGTTTTTGAGTCCAAGATGGACTTATCCATGCGCGCTGGTGCGGTTGGAGTCGCGGGCAAAAGACCGCTGAGGGAGAGAGCGAGCAGGCACACGCCGGCTTTATATGTATAATCTTTGAGGTTCATGATAATTCTTCCTTTAAACGTTGGTTGTTGTGGATCAGTGCAGCCGTCTCCGGACGGTCGCTAAAACCTTGCGGGAGTGGTGAGACACTCTCGCAAGGGAGATTAAGAGCGGTAGCCCTCGCGGTCCTCCGCGAAGCGCGGATCGTCGCCGCGCTCGAAGACGAAGGCCGCGAGGGCGCACAGAAGCTCGATGGCTGCTAGGACGGCGATTAGGGTCATCATTTGCGATTCAACTTCGTGCGCGATGTCAATTTGCATCCCCAGTCGGACGGAACAAGTTCAGCGTCGCCGTTGAGCGCTTTCTTGATCGCGTTCTTGTCGGGTGCCGGCGGCGGTGTCCTGCCTGCCTTCATGTACGTCTTCGGCACTTTCGTCTCGTCGAACACGTCCAGCGCTTCGGGCGTCTGCGCCGTCGACCACGTACAGCGATAGCCTTCGATCATCGCGAGGCCGTTAGTCTCCATGAATTTGATGGCGGCGTCTTCGACTCGTGCGAAACGTTTCGTTAGCGCTTTCTTGCGCGCCATGATGACAGCGATCTCTGCGTCAAGATTGTCAGTTTGCGCCTCGATGTAATTGAGCGCATCGTTAGCGGTTTGCACTTTGCGCTTAAGCAGCGCTTCGGCGGCGTGCTCGGACACGGCCGCGCGTTTGTGCGCCGCGGCGCCTTTCGCTGGCACGTCCGGTACGAGCTGCGGGCCGGCGGCTGCGACGTTGGCGTAAAGCGCTGGGTTCCGGATGCCGGGCGCAGGCGCGAGCTTGCGGGCGGTGACAGGGAAGGGAAACGGAGTCGCCATTTAGCACGCTCCTTGGCGGCATGGTTCGCACTGCCGCGTCTCGCCCGACGTGGAGTGGATATTAGCTGAGCAATCGTGACAAACGGGACGCTCGCACGCATCACAGACGCTCGTGGTGGGCTCGCCGCACAGATAGCAAGTCGTTTCCATTAGTAGCTCACCTTCGTTTTCTGGATGTAGAACGTGTTGGCCATCGCGCGAACGTCTTCGGCGTTGAACTCAACGCGCTCTTGTGCCCAGCCAAGCCGAATCGCGTATGCTTCCGCTTCGCTCAGGACATCAATCGCGCATTGCAGGCATTTCGTCATGAGCGCGGCGGTACCGATCGGCGCGGACTCTTCCACCACTTCGGGCGTATGCGTCGCTTCGCGGCGTTGCACGTCCTGCTGGAGCGGAGTAGGCGCCGGCGGGCGAGATGGCGCGAGCAGCCGTGGGCCGGGCAGCGGTGCGTTGACGGCGAGAACCGCGTCGGAGACAAGCTTAACGAGCCAGCCGCCCGACTTTGTTGTTCTCGTAATTTGGACCTCATCGCCTTCTCGCGCGCCTGAGTTGGTAATCGCAATTTGCCCATCGACAGGCACGTAAAACATGCTGAGTTCGCCGCGCGAGCGGCAGTAGAAGCGGTACTCTTTGCCATCGCCAAAATTGCTAGGCGTTTCGGTTCCGCGAATCGAATCGAGCTGGACCGTGACAGGTACGCCCGTCTGAAATTTGATCTTTTCTCTAGTTGCCATAATAATTTCCCTCGAAGTTCTCTTTGGTTCCTTTATGCCGCGCCTTCGCAGTCATATCCGCACCCGAAGCGCTCTTCGCGCGGTGCGTCCCACTCGATGCTTTCCGCGTCCGCGTTGCGTACGGCGCGCTTGACGCCGCACGGCGCGCACACGTGTGTTGAGCCGCCCACGAAGTGAATATGTTCGTCGCAGAAAAGCCCGCCACAGTCTTTGCATTTCCACGTTTCGTCGAGCGTCAGGCCGGATGCGCCACACGCTTTGGCGTCGCAGGCGTAGCGATAGCGGCTTCGCTGCGCATCAAGTTCAGCGCCCGTCAAGTCCCAGGTGGAGGGAATGTCGTAAGAAGCGCGAGCGAGCGAGGCGCAGTCACACGCCGCGCCGCCGTCGTCGTCGATCTGGATTGTCGCGTTGCACGCGTTGCAGATGTTTTCCATTACGCACGTCCTTGCTGCGCTTTGCGGCGGCGCGCCTGGCGGAGACGGAGAGTCTTTTGTTTCGCGAACTCAGTCCGCGAGTAGTCTGTGTTGCTGCGGCGGTAGTTCGTCACGCCGTTTGTAGAGTTGTTGCTCATGAGTCAATCGTAGCGCTAGGATGGATAACCTGTCAAGCGCAAGGACGAAAGAAGCACGGTAGGATTTGCCTGATAGCCCAGGCTAGCGCTAGGACGCTATAATAAATACGCCATGAGTAAAGACAAAGCGGCAGTGTCGCTGGGGAAAAAACGATGGAAGGGTAAGTCAGTGGAAGACAAGCGGGAGCACGCCGTCATGATGAACGATGCCCGTTGGGCCACCACGACACCGGAGCAGCGTAGCGCGGTAGCCAAGAAGGCGTCCGAAGCCCGGTGGAAGGGAAAGAAGGCGCCAAAGAAGACCGCTAAAGAGTGAGAATCTAAAAGGGAGTTGGTACTGAGTCGGCAACCGCTCCCGCTCCTGGGGCCGAAAGAGATCGCATTCAGGCTTGGAGTCAGTGAGAGCACCGCGCGTGGTTTGATGCGAGACGGCCTGCTCCCCGCCATGCGGACGGGCCGGAAGAGCAAACTCTGGCGTACTTCGCTTGCGGCGTTGGACGCCTACATGGTTCGGCAGCGCGTGGCGTGCGCGCCGTTGCGGCCACGGCCGCCGCCGCTATCGTGACGATTCGGACGAAGTAGGAACGTTCACAATTGGCAGGATCGCCGCACGCACCGTGCTCGCGTGCCACTCGCACCCGCCAGGCGTCCGCAATCCGAGCACGTTCAGGCGCCGCGCGAGCGCGCGGAACGATTCGCCGGCGGTTCGGTGGTGGCGCATCAGGTCGAGTAGCTCTTTGCTTGGCACGTTGGGGTTCTTGACGCTTCGCGCGCGCGCCAAGCTCTCGGACCAACGCGGGTTACCCAACTGTGTTCCGCGTGCCTTGGCCGCTTGCAGCGCGTCTTTGGTGCGCTGCGAGGTCATTTCGCGTTCGTGCTCGGCAACCGCGGCGAGAATGTGGACCGTGAGTCGGTTCGCTTCCGGCATATCGGCAGCGATGAACTCCACGCCGCTTTCCATCAATCCGCTTATAAAGTGAACGTTACGCGCCAGGCGGTCGAGCTTCGCGATGATCAAGCCGGCGTGCAGGCGTTTGGCGTGAGCGAGTGCGGCGAGGAGCTGCGGGCGGTTCGCGTGTTGCTTGCCGCTTTCGATTTCGGTGTATTCGGCGACGACGGGGCAACGTGCGGCGATCCGGGCGACGGCGGCGGTCTGCGCTTCGAGGCCGAGGCCGCTTTGGCCTTGGCGGTCGGTGCTTACGCGGTAGTAGGCGACGTAGGCTTCGGCGCGTGGTTTTCGTGGCACGTCCGGTTAGTCGGAGTGCGTGCGCGCGTGCTGTTCTCGACTGAAACGTTCGTTTCAGTGAGTACACTTAAAAACAATGGAGCCGTGGCACTTCAAACTGCTTTGCAAAGCGCTCGCGTACATAGTCAAAAGCCTGATAGTGCTCAGGTTCGGCAGTATTGAAAACGGCAAGGGCGAGGGTAAGGAACTAGCTGAAACACTGGAACGGCACTCGTGACCCACCAACGCGCCTCCCGCGTCTCCCGTGTCGCAGAATCCGCGCTCGCGCCGATAGCCGAAACGCCGTAAACTAAAGCGATGAGCGACGAAACGAAAGACGCAAACGCCGCGGCTGCGACACGCTGCTGCGAACGCGATCACGACGGAGACGGGAACTGTGACGTGCATCAAGCGCCTGGGGTCTTGCGCCGTCGCAAAATGAGACTGACTGATATCGAAAGCAAGTGTCCTTACTGCGAATTCACGAGCGGCATCGACGCCGTGATGAAAGGCCACATCCTGCGCGCGCATGTCATAGAAGCCGCTCTCTTGTGGCCGAGCCATGACTAACCGCCGTTCATTCCTCTTCGGCATGATCGCCGCCGCCGTGCTCGATCCCGAGCGGCTGCTATGGGTGCCGGGCGCGAAGACGATCTCGATTCCGTCGCCGCCGAAGCTTGTCGAATCGTGGATATACTTCGTGCGCACCGCGGACGGCGAGTATCGCCGCATTACCGAATGCGAGGCCATAGAAGTACGCTTCCGCGCGCTGCCTGCCCTTTCGCTGCTCTCGGCGCAAGTAGAGCGACAAGTCGCCCTCAATCGCGATAGCAAATGCTAGACCGACCCAAGTTGACCGACAAAGAACGGCGTCAACTTCGCCGGCACACCCCAGCGCAAGAGACGCTCGATCGCGTCACTGCTCTACTCGTCGCCGGGGCATCGTTCGAGAACGCTTTCGCTATGGGCGTTGTGTGTGCGACGGCGTGGGCTCGCGGCTATGAGCCGTCGCTCGAAGCGCTCGACCGCCTTGCTGGCGAGCAATTCATCGACATAACCTGACAATCGGGACACCACGTAAAGCTGTCAGTATTGACAGGGAAGATGTCTACTCTTTGGCGCAGGCAATCACTTTAGCGGCAGGATCGTAGCTATGCTCGACGGATAAGCGCAGTGTTGAGTCAACGAGCTTATGCCCATCGTCAGCAGCAAAGCGTGCAAAATCTGCGCGCATCCGAAGCGTGCGCACATCGAACGTGCGCTCGCCGATCCCACGAAAAGTAATCGCAGCATCGCTAATCTGTACGGAATATGTGCGCGAACGCTCGACCGGCACAAGCTGAATTGTACTAGACTCGCCGTCACCAAAGCAATAGAACGGCAAGAGCGAGCCATCGGCGTCGACCTAGTCGACCGCGTCGAGCGGTTGCAATCCGTCACCGAGCACATCATGGAAACGGCGTTGCGCGGCGTTCCGTTGCTCGATCGAAACGGCGCACCGGTCCTCGATAAGAAGCTGGGGCCCGTCCTCGTTTCGGACGCTGGGCTCGCGCTTAAGGCAATTTCACAGGCGCGCCACAACTACAGACTGATCGCCCAGCTCACGGGCAAGCTCACACCGGCGGAAGACAGCGGCCCGCGGCTTGTGACGTATGAGCAGTTAACGCTGATCTACAACGAGGCACAGAAGCAATGAAGACAGTTGTGGTTTTGAAGCCCGGCGACACAGTGGAAGTCCACACCATCGCTTTAGTTCTCTTGCACGGCCATACGTTTAGCAGTTGCCCGCACGAAGGCAAACGCTTCGAGCGGCCGACGATGGAGCTACGGGAGATTACATGACCGGTCGAATCGAATACCGCACGGCTAAAGGCTTTTGCATCGAACTTGATGCGCCGCTCTCAGCGCTGACAAAACTTGCGGTCGCGCTGCCGGCGTTGCGACGTTCGATTCGCGGCGAGTGCGAGCGCGTCCGGCACGCGGGGCACCGGCAGGCCGGACGGCTAAATCTGACACCTGGCACTATCAGCGCCCCATCGGCGTTTGATCCTAGCGCGTTCTACGAGGACCGAAATCCGCCAGAATCGCTAAAATCGCCCGATTGCCACATCGGCCACCATCCTGACTGCCGCGCGAGCAGTTGCCCCTGCCCGTGCCACGGCTGGTGGAATAACGGCGGCGTGGCGCCGGCATGACGCCCGCGCAGCAGCAGCTCGTCACGTCACACCTGCGCCTAGTACAGAACATCGCAGGATATGAAGCGCGGCGCTTGCCACGTTGGATCGAAATGGACGAAATTCTAGCGGCTGGCTACCTTGGCTTGTGCCAAGCGGCGGATCGCTTCGATCCACGGCACGGGAAGACCTTCGCAAATTGGGCGAGCCTGCGAATTCACGGCGCGATCATCGACAACTTCCAAGGCCCGCGTTATCCGCGGCGCTATGTGCAGATGCCGGGCGAATGGCTCGGCGAAGAGCCGGACACGTTCGTTATGCGCGACCGCCGCAAGCGCTCACGTATCGATCCCGTCCCCGACCTTCCTGAGATACTGATCGATCGCTCTTCTGTCCTTGACGAACTCATTGACCGCGAGCAGTGCGTTGTCGTTTGCATCGACGCCGGCCGCGCCCGCAAGACGTTGACGCGCACCGAAGGAGCGGTGATCGATGGCCATATTGGCGGGCGATCCTTGACGCAGATCGCGGCCAAGCGGCGGATTCCGCGTAGTCGCGTGCATAAGCTGCTGCTGGTCGCGAAACGCAAGATGCGCACAGAGTTAGAGCGCGAGGACAAAGCGGCATGAAGGTTTGCCGGATCTGTGGGCGCTTCCATCCGCCCTTCTACCCGCACGACATACACGGTCGCCATCCGTGGCTGGCGCGATTGCTGAACTGGATGAGCGGGAAGAGATTCGGCGCATGAGACGCGCGCACCTGGGCGTCAAGCCATCGCCTTACACCGGGGACTCCTTCTGTCCGTGCCCGTGCGGCTGCGCGATCTGGAACGGTTACTACGTCGCGCGTTGCCGAAAACACGCGTACCGACGCTATCCGAAATGGTGGCGACGATGAAGACGCTCGATCTTAAAACGTTGCGCGAAGACTTCAACGACGACGCGATCTTCGCGCGTGAGTCGCTGATGGTGCTCAACAAGGCCGGGCAGCTCGTACCGATGATTCACGGCCCGGCGCAAACGAAGCTGGCGAATCGGATCAAGCGCGAAGAGGAGCTAGGCCATGCTATCCGTCTGCTTTTTTTAAAAGCGCGCCAGGTCTGGGGCACGGTGTACGTCGCGTCGCGCTTCTTCCGACGGACGATCATGCAGCCGGGGCAGCATACGCTCGTGCTCGCTCACGATGCGAAAAGCGCGAAGAACATTTTCGACCACTATAAGCGCTTCCACGACAACTACAAACCGTTTCGCGGCGTGATCGGCTTGCCCAAGCTTATCAGCGATCGCACGGACGCCCTCGAATACGACAACGGCAGTTGGATCAAGATTCACACCGCGGGCAGCGTGAACATCGGACGTTCGTTCACTCTCCACAACGTTCACTTTAGCGAGCTGGGCTTTTACGGCGATCACGCGCGGCAGCTCATCGCCTCCGTGATGGCGGCCGTTCCGACGACGCCGGACACCGAAGTCATCGGCGAAAGTTCGCCGGCGGGCGTCGGTACCGAGTTCCACACGATGTGGGAAGCGGCGGTAAATGGCGAGTCGGATTGGATTGCGGAGTACTTCGGCTGGTGGGAGCATCCTGAATACGTCCGCGCGCTGGCCGAAGACGACACAACGCCGGCGGCGTTCCAGGCGGTGCTCACGCCCGAAGAGCGCACGATGCGCGAGACGTACAACCTCACGCTCCCGCAGCTCGCCTGGCGGCGCTGGAAGATTCGCAACGATCTCACCGGCGACGAGGACTTATTCAAGCAGGAGTTTTCAAGCAACCCGCAGGAATGCTGGCTAACATCAGGACGGCCTCGGTTCAATTCTGCCTCGATTGAGCGAATGCCGATCATTCGCGATGGACTCACAGGCGGCTTGCAGCTTGACGACATCGGCGGCGAGAAGCGCCTGCGGTTCCTTCAGCGCGAACGCGGCGAACTGACGATCTACAAACGCCCGGAACGCAATCGCCAGTACATCATCGGCGCTGACTCAGCGCAAGGCATCGACATTCTCAAAGGCGGCGGCGGCAAAGCGGATCCAGATTTCGCTTGCGCCCAAGTCGGCGATCGCGATACGGGCGAAGTCGTGGCGCGACTAAGCGCCCGCCTCACGCCGGCGGAGTTCGCACGGCAGCTTTGGATGCTTGGCAGCTTCTACAACTGGGCACAGCTTGTTCCTGAAATTAATAACCACGGCTGGGCGACGGTCGACGCACTACTGAAAGGCGACGACGGGCGAATAGGCTATCCAGTGACGCTCATCTATCACCGGATTCGCACGACCGACCAAGACCCGCAAGAGCGCGCCGACCTGATCGGCTTCCTGACGACGACAGTGACGCGGCCACAAATGATCTCCACGCTCGACGAAGCGCTGCGCACCGGCGCCTTAATCGTCCATCACCCGGAAACACAGCAGCAGTGCCGAACCTTTGTGATTAAGGCGGACGGCAAAGCGGAGGGCGCGTATGGTTGCCACGACGACGACGTGATCGGCCTGGCGCTGCTTTGCGTCGGTATTCAAGAGATGCCGCCCAAGATCGTGATGCCGCTCTTGCCGGACGCGCTGACGAAGATCGACAACTACCGGCGTCCCGCCTCCGACTTACCGGACGAGCGCGGAAGAAGACTAAAGGTCGCATGAAGACAATAAGAAACGAACACACGACGGAGCTGCCCGTTTGGACGCGCAGCGAGACATTGGCGCTGGCCCAGCAAAGTTGCGTATATTGCTTCGGTCTTGGACAGCGACTCGGTCGTCACGGCGCGGAGACGCCGTGCAACTGTGTGTTTCGCGCCATCTTTCGTGCGTGCTACAACCGCTTTTGCGCACTCGCCACGCTCGATCGCAAGTTTGCGCACGTCTCTGCTGCGTCGCTAGAGAATCGCAACGGCGCCCGCGGGCAGGGAATGTGGGGACGCAAGGACGAAGAGTACTGCGCGGACTTCTGCCTGGTTGCGCAGCGTTCGCTGACCATCGCCCAGCACCGGCTCTTTCGCTTCCACTACCTTCTCGGCGCTGATTGGAAGGCATGTTGCGCCAAACTCGACATGGACCGTGGCGCTTACTTCCATGAGTCGTATCGCATCGAGCAAACGCTAGGCCGCGTCTTTCGCGAACTGCAGCCACACGCGCTCTTTCCGTTAGATCAGTACTTCGCTTTAGGAAGAGGCGAGTCAGCGCACCCGCTCGCCGTCATTGACGCCCCGCCGCCATGGGCGCCGCCCGGCCGAAAACTAATACCGCTGAGGGCATCCCGCCGTGCCTGACCAAACGCAGTACCAGATCAAGCTCAGCGACCAGGAAAGCTCGCGGCTCGCCAATCGCGTGATGGCGGACTATCGGAACGCGCTCGACGATCACGCAAAACGCATGGCGAAACAAGCGCTCTTCTTTCGTCGCTGGCGTTGTTTGGTCGATCCACCGAAGCCCGGCGACGAAGACAAGAGCAATTATCCGGTTCCGGTGTGCAAGTGGCTCGCTTCGCAGAAGTGGGCGCGCAACGCCGATTCGATCTTCGGCGACGACGCGGAGATAACCGCGGTTCCGAACGGACCATCGGACTACCGCAACGATGCGAAGATCGGCGCTTACATGACGTGGCGCGTGTTTCAGTCGATGAAGCTCACAAATCGGCTATTGCAGTTCGAGCTTTACAAGATCATCTTCGGCCGCGTTCACGCTTATACGCCGTGGACAAAGAAGAGCTTCGACTTTGAAACGACGAAGGACGGCACGCAAACCAACACCTATTACAAAGGCCCAGACTTTCAGGTGATGGAAGGCGACGACATGGTGTTTCCGGCGGAAGACGCCGAAACGCTGCACGATTTTACGTGGTTCGTGCGCAAGGTGGCGATCACGCCGCAGAAGCTTCTCGACGGCGAGCAGGCTGGACGCTACACCAACATCAAAAAGAACTACAAGCAAATCCTGATGCAGTCATACAATCGCCAGAAACGCGAGGTCGAAGGCGATCAGACGAAGCGCCAGAAAGACGCCGCCGAGGGTGTCCAGCAAGAGGGCGGCATGTCGTCGGGCTCCACATTGCTGATGCTCGAATGGTACGGGCGCTGGCGCATGTTGAAGAAAGGCCAACACGACGCCGACGAATACGACGTTGACAAGCGGCAGTTGAACGAGAGCGACATCGTCTTCCGCGTTCTGCCGGACATGGCTTACCTGATGATCGGCGCGCAAGATTTGCGGAAGCTCTATCCTGCCGATCCGTTCCCGCGTCCGTTCGTCGAAGCCAGCTACGTAAAAGACGGATCGTATTGGTGTGACGGCATGATGGCGCTATCGATCGACAGCGAAGACGAGATCCGCTCAAACCACAACAAAGGATCGGATGCGCTGGATCTAGTCGTATCGCCGCCGATTGGCTACAAGCCGGCGCAGGGGTTTGCGCCGAAGCAATTTAGACTGCGGCCAGGCGATATGATCCCGATGGATAATCCCGCCACTGACATGAACCAAATGAAGTTCACGGCAGACCTGGAGGCGGTCGCGGCGAAAGAGCAGGTCGTCTTGTCGTACCTCGAACGCTTGACGGGCGAAACCGACCAGGCGAACGGCCGCGCGTCGGATCGTCCGAACGCGCCACGCACGGCGAGCGGCCAGGCGATGCTGATGCAGGCGGGCAACTTGCGCATGACGATGGACACAACCATCTTGCGCGAGGACTACGCGCTCGTCTTTCAGAAGTTCTGGATATTGGAGTTTCAATTCGGCGACGCCGAGACGTTCTTCCGCGTGACGGAAGAGGATGCCGATGGGCTATTCGACACAGGCAAGGGCGGTTCGTACCTCGCGAAAGCGGAGCGCAACGGCAGCTACGACTTTCGCTTGAAACTAGCCACGTCGGTGTGGAGTCGAGCCGCGGACAAAGAGAACACGCTCGCGCGCTATCAGCTCGACTTACAGAATCCGCTCATTGTTCAGAATCCGGCCGCACTCTGGAAAGTCACGAACGACGCGCACAAGGCTCTGGGCGATCCGGACTTTGGCGATCTGGTTCCACAACCGCCGGCGGGCGATCTGCCGTTGAATCCGAAGGACGAGTGGGCGCGGATGCAGCAGGGCGAAGCGATCGAAGTCAATCCGCAGGATAACGACCAGTTACACATGGTTCGCCACATGAAGGATCTGAACCTGGCGGTCGAAGATCAGTACGCCGACAAAGACGCCATCGCGGCGTTGAAGGCGCATTACGTCGATCACATTCACCAGCTCGAACAGAAAAAGCTGGTACAAGCGATCACGGAGCGAATCGTTCAGCAAGCGGCGGCGACGGGCGCGAATCCCGCGGCGTCGCTTGGCACGGGCATGGGGCAACTGCCGCCGGGCGTGATGATGCCGCCGGGCGGAACGCCGATCACGCCGCCGATGCCGCTCGCGGGGAGTGTGGCGCCGCCCATCAAGCCGCATGAATTCAAGGGCGCACCGCCGCCAGGGGCGAAGCCGCCGCCGGGTAGCGGATTGCCGCCGACAGGGTAAACAATGATGAACCGAAGAGAGCTTCTTGCCGTTATTGGGTCTACATGCGCGGCGCTGTCGGCGTCGCGGCCCCATTCGCGCGAAGAGATCACTGATGTTTACGTCCGTGACGACGAGCCGGAAGGATTCCAGACGGACTTCGAGACTAGGACCATAAAGCGTTTCGCGGCCTATCAGCGCGGTTCGCTTGTTGGAACGAACGCTCACGGCGAAAAGGCCGTGCAGCACTTCATGGTGGAAGGGCGCGATGTTGTCGGCGAAGTTCTATCCAGGTATCCACACGCCAAGGTGCATCGGAGATTAAGCGAAAGCGACTTGATTGGCCTTGCCTCCGGGGTGATATGAGCAAGCCAGTTGTCGGGTTCGGTTGCCCAGAGGTAGCGCGCGAGGGCGCCCATGTCAGTCAGCGCGAGGGCTTTACGGTCAAGGATCTCCGCAAGGTGCTGCGCAAGCTGCCGCCGACTGCGATAGTCCGGCACGCCGATGGAGAGGATTACGGTCAACCAATCATGCAGGCATACCTCGAGGACGGGAAGGTTGTTCTACGGTGACCGCGCTCGAAGCGATCGCCCTTATCCCGGAGTGGCAGAAGCGGCTGCGCCTGCAGGACTGGGAGATCACCGCCGTCGTCGTCGACCAAACGGAAGACGGGCTGGCGTCCGCGAACGCGCTGCCGAAGTACAAGAGCGCGAAGCTCACGCTGCTCGATCCGGTGAAGATCGATAAAGATTGGCTGGGCAACAAAGATTTGGAGGTATCGATTGTGCATGAACTGTTGCACCTGCAGGCGGAATTCCTCACGAAGTTTCTGTGTAAGCCGAAACATCGCCGCTATCACGACGATATGGAGCGCTGGGTCGAATTGACGGCGCGTCCTAAAATACCGCGCGGAACGGCGGTCCTGACGATGGCAAACTGGCGAGAGTATGTTCGCACTACGTCGGATTTATGGCGCATCTGGCGGCGCGAAAAGCCAAAGAAGCGGCGCCGCCCGAACTGGGTACTTGCCGCCGAACTGCAAACGCGCCAGGACATGCTTGTCGCTTTAGCCGTCATCCGCCGCGCGGAGCGTCTTCGGCACCGTGGGCCCCGTCTCTTGACTCGGGTAGAAAAGTATCGGCTGTTTCCAAATCCGTGGTGGCTCGACGGACGGCCGCCCTCGGGCGGACGGCGAAAGAAAGTATGCACATAACCGGGAAAGTGGTAGCCGTCCGCGGCGAAGCGGCGCTATCGTTGCGTGATTTGTACGATATGACCGAGTCACGCGCTTGGAAGGTCCACCAGGCTCGCCTTGGAATACTGCTCGAAGCGGCGGTAAAAGCGTGCGAAACGTCGGCCGACGCAGTCGCCTGGCGCAAAGCGCAGGGCTCAGTCGAAGCGCTGCGCCGGGTTGAGCAAATCGCCCCTATTCTAGAGATGGAGTTGGAAGCTGCGGCTCGGCACTCCGACTAACCGGACGTGCGCGCAAGCGATGCGCCGGAAAAGAAAGAGTTTCCTGACTATGGATAATGTGTTTGTTCCCGTGAATGTGGACCGCGACGACGAGGGCAATGTCGTCGGGGCGGAGATTGTCAATCTCACCCAGGTCGTGCATGTTGCTAAGAATGGCGGGGTACAGTTGACATCCGGAAATGTCATCACCGTCAGCGAAGAAGACGCGGCTACATTGCGGCATGATTTGCTGCCGGACGTGTTCGCGGACCCAAAGAAAGAAGAAGTTGACGCGCACGCGGAGAAGCAAGAAGCAGCCTACGAACCGTACGGACAAACGGGAACGGCAGAGGAAGCGGACGGTAAGGTCGCAATGAGACGGCAACAAGCCCTCCACGACGTATCCGACCAGCTAACGCAGAACGCGGCGGCTCAGCCAGATCCCGAGCATCTGCCGAACGATGCCGAATATCCCGAGCACCACCCGTCGCAGGGCGACACCCAGCCGGTGCGGTCAGGACCGGTCAAACACTAACATGGCGAGAAAAGTGAGCAGTCATCCCGGCTTCGCCGCCATGGTTCACCACGGCGATAAGCACCCCGGCCACAAAGCCGCCATGAAGATGGCGATGGCGCCGCCCGGCCCTCAGATGGCTCCTCCTGCTGGTCCGCCGATGGCGGGCGGTCCCACGAGCGGGCCGCTGCCGCCTGGCGTGCCGCCGCCCGGCTCGATGCCGGGTTGCTGAGATGCCAGAAATCAAAGGGTACCGCCCGTTGAGCGATGCCGAGATTGATCTCATCAACGACATCAAAACGCAGGGCGAAAAGATGGGCGTAGCGATCGAAGCGAGCGGCGCCATTCCTGGCGTAGACCAGCGCTGGCTCGCGATCGCGCGAACCAACATACAGCAAGGAATCATGGCCTGGGTGAGAGCCATCACGAAACCGGATGGGTTTTGAATGCCCGGTCTTGCTTACATTCTAAAGCGGCTGGTAACGACGCAGATGGCGCTTGTTGCGCACGTCGCGAGCACGCACCTCATTGATGATCGCGTAGCTCCTGCGCTCCTCGAAGAGTCTAAGCGGATCGTCGCCGATTTGCAGAAGTTCACGGACGAGTACCGAATCGAAGTAACGCGGCGGCCGATCAAGGTGCCGCCGCCGAGGGACGGATGCTGAAACGCACGAATGTCGAAAGCACGGCGCTGAAGAGCGTCGGCTACGATCCGGCAACGCAGAAGTTACACGTCGAGTTCCATGGCACGCCGAACCGCAAGGGCGCTGTTGCCGAGTATGACGACGTGGATCAGGTCAAGGCGGATGCGCTCATGAAAGCGCCGAGTATCGGGAAGTTTTTTCACGAGCACATTCGCAGCAAATCGAAAAACCATCCCTGGCGGTACGTGGCGTGAAAACGTACACCGTCGTCGACGTGCAGGCGTTTTACACGCTGCTGTTGCCGCTGCCACTAACGACCGGACTAGTGTTCTGGTCGCAGGGCACCGCGGGCGGCGTGCTGCTGCTGCCGGGTATTCATTACCGCGCCGTGGGCGTGGCCACATTCGGTCTATTCCAGTGCGTCCCGCTGTCGATTGGCGACCGCATCACGGTAGTTGGCTAAAGAGAAAGCAAGCAAATGAAACGCGATCTACTGGCGTATGCGCTTATCGTTTTACTGAACGGCGGGGCGCTGTGCGTCATCGGCTTCATCTTACGCAGCCTCGACCGTAAACTCAAAGCGCTCGACGAGAAACTAGAAGCCAAGCTCGGGCCGATCCTCGTTGAACTGCAAAGACGCCGCGGCGGTGGCCATCGAAGAAAAGCTACAGCGCCGGTAGTTGGTCTGGAATTCACGCCCGAGGCAAAAACTGCAATCTATGACTACTTGCGCGAACACCCGCTAATGCGCGACGGAGATTCAATCCCCATGCCGCCGCACCTCCCCCCAGGACCTATAAGTCAGTGACCACGCAAATTATCGTCGCTTCGCGCTGTCATTGGTGCAGCCGCCAGGTCGCGCCCACAGATCTGATGACGCTTTCCACTGGGCAACGCATGTGCCTCCGTTGCCACGCCTGGCACTATCACGCACTAAATGTTCTCGCCGGCGCGACGCCAAACGGCTGCCAACTCTGCGGCGCTTCGCTCGAAACACTGAACGATTTGCACAATCAACCGACTACCCGGATGTACGTGATCCCCATTGATGGCCTATACGCCGTGGCCTGTTCTAGCTGCAAAGAGTCCTACTGCCGCAAGCGGGCGGACCTCTACAAAGGCACGGCGTTTGGCAAGGAGTTGAAACTTGTTTAGAAACTGGACGCTTTTGCGCGCCGAGGCTGGCGAAGAGGGCGGCGCCGGCGGCGGCGAAGACAATACAGCGGCGATGGCTGCGCTGCAAACGCAAATTGACGCACTCAAGGCCGAGGGCGCCGCGAAGGAGACGACTTTTGCCGCGCAGTTGGCGGAGAAGGACGAAGCGGCGCGCTACTGGCATGAACAAGCCAAGCACTCGGGCAAGGAAAAGAAGGCGGATACCCCGATTGAGACTCCAGAAATAGAGGAAGACCCGATCGAGGTCATGTCCAAGAAAGGCGGCAAGGGGCTCACAGAACTGGTCGCCAAAAGCGGTTTTGTGACAAAGGCGGAGCTCGCTTCGGCGATCGAGACGCGCGCCCGGCAACTCACCGACGAAGCGGCGCTCACGAAGGAATACCCGGACCTGCTGGACCCGAAAAGCGAGTTATTCAAGCAAACAGCTACGCACTACCGGCTCCTGATCGACGCCGGCACGCCGCACATCATCGCCACGCGCCAAGCAGCTAATAATGCCTATCTGGACGGCGTGAAGGCTGGCAAGATCGTCACAAAAGCGCAGCAAGACGATATCGACGCGCACGCGGCGGCAGCGGGTGGCGACACCGGGCGCAAGGGCGGCAAGGCGGCGGCGGCCAAAGACGATAACGAACTGGACGCCTTCCAGAAGAATCTCTGCGAACAGATGGGTGTGTCGGAAGAGGCGTACAAAGCGCGCGCGCAGAAGGGTGTCGTTTACACCGGAAGTCAGGTATAAAGTCATGGCAAATCAACACACAGCAAAGAAACAAGCGGCTCACGTGGCAGCCATCCTGGCCGCCGGCGTCGCTATCCCAACGCCCGATGCGGCGTTCTCGCACGTTAACGTCGGGCCATCGAACGAAGAGCTGCTCGCGAAGCAGCTTGAACTCGATGCCTTACGCGCGGCCAGCGGCTACCCCAAAGTGGAAATGGGCTTGGACCAGAAGGAAAAAGACCTGGACGCCTGGGGCGATCTCGACCATGATCCGCTCGGTACGCGCGATCCGCTCGAAGCGCTGAAGCGTCAGTATCAGAAGCCTGGCTTCGCGGTGAAGTTACTATCGAGCACCGTCAACGCACGCCTCGGTACCCGGGACTACCGCATCGTGAAAGACCGCGCAGGCGATCCGGTGAGGTTCGGAACGATGGTGCTCGGCGAGATCCCGGAGCGAATTGCGTTGCGGCGACGCAACCAGGTTGTAAAAGACTCGCAGGAAGAACTCAGTCACATCACCGATGAGTCTGCGCAGGCGGTCGAAGCGCTGCGCGCCCAGGCTAAAGGCATGGGGCTGGAACTCTTGCGGCCAGGCGAAACAGTCAATAAGCACGGCGTAGATCACGCGATGGGCGTGAGCGTCGAACGCGGCGAAGGGCCGCCCGAACAGTAAGGGGAACACACCATGATTATTCTGCTTATCATCATTGCTTTGGTCGTCTTCGGCGGCGGTGGCGGTTACTACGGCTACGGCCGTTGGGGCCATCGCGGCGGGTTCGGCATTGGCCTTGGCGCGATCCTGCTCATCCTGCTGATCGCGTTCCTGCTCGGCGGTTCGTCTATTCGCCTTTAGCCAGGTGCGCGTAGTTCCCGCAAATTGCATCGTTGACCATTCCGACTAACCGGACAGGCGATGGAGAGCGGGGCCGCTATGGGTTTCGATTGGTATGGCGGCTTCTGTTCTGCTTCGCAACTGTGAAGGAGACTTTCGCTGAATGGCAGCACTCATAAATCAAAACTTCCCCCACGGCTTCAAGCCGTTGATGGTGGATACAGCGGGCGCGCCAGTTGGCGTGCATCAGTACGCGAAACCGTCTAGCGACGCAAACGCAATTTACACCTTTGACTTTCTTCGGAAGATGGCAACGTCGGCGCCAGTGGAAGGGCAACTCTTGCCTACCGCCTCCGTCCAGACGTTCGCCACAGCCACACCCGGCACCACGCTCATCGTTGGCTCTTCGCTGAATTACGGCGCCGCTTCGGTCGCAACGTGGCACACGGTCGTTGACGATCCGGGTGCGCTCTATGAAGCGCAAGTAGATGGCACGGGTGCCGTCACGGTAGCCGCCTCGGTTGGTAAGAACGCCAACGTCAACAATACGGCCCAGACGAGCGGCTCGCTCATCAGCGCCATGCAGGTGAGCTTTGCATCAATTGCTGTGACGGCGGGCCTAGATCTACGGATTATGGATTTCCTCCGCTTAGTCACCAACTCAGAAAATCCGAACGCCATCGTGGAAGTGTTGGTTCTCAAACACGCCTACGCACCAGGGAGCGCTGGAGTCTAGTCGCGCGACGGCTCTTCTCAGGAGACAACACAATGATAGTCAGACAGTTACTACCCGATTTAAACCTCACTTCGATGTTGCCGGCGATTGATGAAGTCATCATGAACCGGTACAATCAGTTCCCTCCCCAATACCAGCAGTTCTTCCGTGTCGCTGGGTCGAAACGCTCAATTGAGCAAACGACAGAGGTCACCGGCTTCGGCACCGTGCCAGTCGTTGGCGAAGGCGTGGGCGTTCGTTACGATACGCCGTTACCCGGCTTCCGTAAAACGTACCTGCACTTGCAGTACGGTCTTGGCTTCAAGGTCACCAAGATTGCGATGGATAACGACCAGTTCGGCGTCTTCGCGAAGCTCGCTAAAGAGCTGGGCAAGTCGGCTCATGAAACCCGAGAAGTCAGCGCGGCTTACAACTTCAACATGGGCTTCAGTTCCCTCTATCCTGGACCTGACGCCGTACCGCTTTTCTCGACCGCGCACCCGTTAGTGGGCGGCGGCGTGCAATCGAACATGCTGGCGATCGCGGCTGATCCGGATGTGGACTCGATTCGCGCGCTTCTTACACTCATGCGCCGCACGGTTAATCACCGCGGCCTGAGACAGCGCATCGTTCCTACGACTCTTTGGCTTCCTCCGGAGCTGGAGTTCGTGGGCATCGAGCAGCTCAAGGGCGACGAACGCCCGGACACGGCGAACCGCGCCCTCAACGCGTTCAAAAAACGCGTGGGTATGAGTTCGTTCGAGAACATCATCGTGTGGGATTACTTGAACGATCCGCACGCTTGGGGCATTAAGGCGGACACCTCCGAAACCGAATGCCGTTGGTACGATCGCGAAGCGTTCAACACCGTTCACGGCGTTGACTTCGAATCGCGTTCCATGAAGACGGCCGGCTGGATGCAGTTTTCTTCCGGCTTCAATAGCTTTTACGGCCTGGCGGCGAGCCCGAGCGCTTAGGCGCTTCGCTCGCCTTCTTTTGCGAAGGGGACACAACTATGAGCAAATCTACCCACTTTGGCACTGCCACGGTCACAAACGAACTACGGATCGGCGGGACATCGGTCGGTGTCGCCGGCCGCGGCGGCCAACCGGTCGCAGCGGCGCGCGTGCCGACAAACTGGTATCCGACCAATCTGCCGGCGGCCACACTCGGCGCACCGCAAAATAGCGATTGCCTGGCGCTGATCGGCGCCCTGGCAAAGCTCGTGCCGTTACTGGCGATTCAGCAAAGCGTCATTCTCGCGAACTCTTACCGCGTCGTGCAAAGCGCTGTAGTGGCGGGCGGGACGTTTAGCGTCAACGCGATCGCTTCGCCCGCTACGACAAGCTGGTTCGATCAAAACATCAGCGTGAAAGAGATCGTACCGATCGACGTGGTGAATAAAAACCCGACGCTCTTGTTCGATCTGGCCATGCGCCTAGCTATCAAGACCGGGGCACAATGCGATAAGCAGCTTGCCGCCCTTTACGCTTCCCTCACTATCGCTTCAGTTGGCGCTTCAGGGACAACGCCGACGGCGGCGAACCTCACGACCCAGATCAATCTCGTCCCGAACACGGGCGAACCGATCATCGGCTTCTTCAATCCGGCGACGCTGGCGGCTTACCTCGCGGCGAATCCGTCGCAGACGTTGAGCAACGGCAGTCTGCCGGTTGTGACGCCCAGCGGCGCGAACAAAGCGATCCGGCTTCTCGCCAGCGATCAAATCGCCGTGGCGACTTCCAACAAGAACTTTGTCGCGACGCCTTCGACGTTCGTGTTCGCTTCAGCCGACCAAGGTTTATCGACCGGCAGCGGCGGCGGCATTGCGCCGTCCGGCACTCTCTCGGTGATCGGTGGCACGTATCGTGATCCGGAAACGGCAACACCCCAGCTAACTTTACAGTTCGTCATCGGCAACACGGGGAGCGGCGTGCAAACCGTCTACGTGAATTGCCTTGGCGCGGCTATCTGTATCAATCCAGGCAACGGCGGCCTGGTCCTGAGCTAACGCGATGCTCAAGAAAACACGCAATCAGCGCATCTTGTTGCGTTCAGCGGCGCGCACGGTGGCGACGGCCACGAGCGGCGTCCTGAACGCCGTTTCGAATGGCAACTCGTTGCCAATCGGGCCGCAGATGGAGTACGACATGCTGACGGCGCGCTTTTACCTGCGCGTGTCGGCGGCGTCGGGCACCGGCGGCTTGACGCTGCAGCTCCGCGGCTGGGACAAGGCAAGCGGCCTGTCTGTAGTGATCGCGGCGGACGCTACGCCCATAACGGCAGTTGGACTCTATTTCTATGAAGTTGGACCAGCGGACGTGAACACGAACGCTCGTTTCACGCTCAATAGCTTTATGCCTGTTCAGTGGGACGTCAATATCGCCGTAGGCGATGCGACGAGCTACACGTATTCGTTGTCAATGGAAACCACCAGCTAAGGAAAAACAACTCACAATGACGGCCATTCGGCTTTTGATTCTCGCTCTTGTGCTGGCGGGCGTGGCCGCAAGGCCGGCGCGTGCGCAATCTAGCAGCGTCAGCACGCATCCCCACTCGGTCAACACGATTTGGAACGGCAGCGGTCCGCCTTCAAACTCGCTCGGCAGTATCGGCGATTTCTACATCGACACGGCGGCCTGGGTCATCTATGGTCCGAAAGCGGGCACTTGGGCTGGGTCCGGCTATGCGCTCGGCACTGGCGGCGGAACGGGCGGCGGAGGTGGATCCGGCGCTACGGGAGCCACGGGAGCCACGGGACCGGCAGGACCAACGGGCGCGACAGGACCGGCAGGACCAACGGGCGCGACAGGATCCGCGGGCGCCGCGGGCGTAACCGTTACCGGCGCGTCGATCAATGGCTCGGGTCACCTCATCATTACTCTCAGCTCGGGAGGTCCGCTAGACGCTGGCTATGTCGTCGGAGCGGCCGGCGCGGTCGGTCCAGCGGGTCCAGCGGGTCCAGCGGGGCCCACGGGGCCAACGGGAGCCACAGGCGCAACAGGCGCAACAGGGGCAACAGGGGCCAGCGGCACCGGGACGGGAACGATCAACACCGGCGGCGTCGGGCAATTCGCGTATTACAATTCCGCGGGAACCGTCGTTAGTGGTCACAACCTCATCCTCGCGGACATTCCGCGCACGGGCACGGCTGCGCTCGCGGCTACGGCTGCAGCCGGCGGGACGTCGGGAGATTGTGTAACGTGGCTGGCGAGTGGCGACTTAGGCGATGCGGGCGCCCCTTGCGGCTCGGGCGGCGGGGGCGCGAGTCTCCCCACGCAAACCGGATTCAACGGCGCTTCGCTCAATACCAATGGGACAACCGCGAGCTGGGGCACGGCGATTACGGCGGGTCCGTCCGGAGGGCTCGATTGCGCGCCTGCGGACTTCGGCGGCGTGTACGGCATCTGCGACCTCGTGACTTCGGTCGTGCCGCTGAAAGCGACGGCGAATGACCTACTCGGCCTGAACAGATTTTCCATGTTGGACATCAAGCAACTCAGCGCGCCAGTGCTTCCGGCGTCGGGCTACGACCAACTCTATACGGACTTGGGCGACAATTTGCACGTCGTGAATTCTGCGGGCTTCGATACCTCGCTCGGCGGCGGACGGTCAACGGTGCTCCAAAGCCCTTCCGTCGTGGCGCACGGTGATTCGATCACGGCGGGCTGGTTGGCTTGCGCGATCGCAGGCACGACTTTGCCCGCTTGCGCTTATGACACTCTGCTCGCAGCCGACGCGCGATCAACACTCACGATGGAAGCCACAATCGGCTACACGAGCACAGACATTGGTTCGACGCAGGTATTCATCAAAGACGTTCCCTCGGTTCCACAGGCCATGGATTTTTCGCCGATTTACACATACCTGATCGGCACCAACGACGCGAACAACAAGGGGACGGGCAGCTACGAGACGGGCGTTTTCGAGCCCAGTCATCAAGCCATGATCTCCTGGAACGCCATCGCGAACAAATACAACATCACCAGCACGAGTAACGGCGGCACCTGCACGAACACCGGAAGCTGGACCTATCAGGCCGGCGGCAACGGCACGACGCAATGGGCGATTCCGAACGACCTTGGCGCCGCGGGAGCGGTCAAAACCTGCCCCATCACCACTTACGGCAAACCGATTTACTTCTGGTATTACGTGAGCGACGCCAACTCGTCTTCCACTTTCACCTACAACGTGGATGCGACGGGCGCGGTGTCGGTCAATGGCTTTTCGACGCCTGCGATCGCCTCGCATGTCACCTACGGCTGGTTCGTCAAGCGAGTCCCCGTCGCAGCGGGCGCGCATACCATCGTCTTCACCGTGACGGCCGGCCCGAACGAAATTCTAGCCATCGGCACGCCGCCCGCGCAGCACTACTACAACGAACCAAAGGTGTTCGTCGCGGGCATTCCGCGCGCCCAATTCAACACATCCCCCACGATTTTCGCGGCCTATGATGCCGACGTCCAGGCGGACGTGGCGCTGCTCGCGGGCGACGGCTTAGGCGTCTACTTTGTGAATGTCCGGAACTACCTCTGCACCCAGCAGGGCACGGTCGGCGGCGTGGCCAATAGCTGTTTGAACGATGAGGGCGTGGCGGATATGAACACGACGACGGTGGATCCAAATTCGGGCTCGGGCGGCGTCAACTCGCTACACCCCAACCCGCAAGGCCATATCGATCTCAAGCGCGCTTTCGAAGCGGCGATGCAGCTCTCTCCCTATACCGCGCCTTACTCCGGCAATGGCGGCAAGACCGCTACCACGACGGGCACGTTGACCTCGGGCGATTGCGCGAAGTGGGACGCGAACGGAAACGTGATCGATGCGGGTGCGGCCTGCGGCAGCGGCGGCGCTACGTTGCCCGCCGGGACAGTGGGGCAGTTCCCTTATTACGCGGCGGCGGGTACCACAGTCGTCGCTCACACGCTGGTCGCTGGCGACCTTCCCCTGAGCTTTACGGGCGCGGGGTCGAAGACAGTTTCAGCGACGGCTACGTCAGCAACCGGCAACTGCGCGTACTGGACGGGCACGGGCGACTTAGGCGATGCGGGCGCGCCGTGCGGCTCGGTCGGCGGCGGCACGGCCTTTTCGGCGCTCACGAGCGGCGTCAACACAACGGCGACGTTGCAGGTTGGTACAGGCGGCACTCTGGGGGCGACCGGGACGGGCACGATCACGGCCACCAACATTGCGGCTAGCGGTGTGAGCGGCTTAGCAGCGTCAGCGACGACGGACACGACGAACGCGAGCAACATCGCGAGCGGCACACTCCCCGATGCGCGGCTTGCGTCCGACCAATGCACGCTTACGAAATATGTGATCGCATACGGCAGTCTGACGGGCGCCGCTTCGCTGACACCGACCTCGACGCTTGTCACGATGGCGGGCACCTCGACGCGCATCTGTTACATAGAGATTTCGGGTACTACTTCCTTTGCCGGCACTTCGGTTACGGCGGCGACGGTGCGCTTACAATCCGGCGCCGGCACGCCGCTTTTGTATTCGCCGAATCAAGACATTTTCGGCTCAGTCGGCAATGCAACCAATAACTACTGGCTGGATGCGGGCGCGGCGGCGGATCGCACCAATCAGGCGATTGTGGCGGCCTTTACGTTTGTCGGCGCCACGAGTGCCGCGCTGACGGCGGGCAGTGTGGATGTCGTGATCGGATTGAGGACGCGACCCTAAATGCACAAAGCCATTTCTTTCTTAGCGCTCTGCTTTTGCGCGTTCGGGCAAAACTACACGAGCTACAACAATCAGCCGGTGGCGCGGGCGTCCTACCTGCGCAGCCAGTCTTTCAGCAACAGTAACGCCTTGCGCGACTCTTCGCTGGTCTTCTACTTTCCCTCGGCAACCACGAGCAGCGGGAATTCGACGACGATCTACGATCAAAGCGGCAATCGTTTCACCGCCACGGCGATAGGCGGTTTGCAGCCACTCGCGGTCGGGAAATTGCGCGCGAAGGATTACTACTCGAACAAGGGTTCGCCTGACAGTTATCTCCTCTCGCCCAACCCGACGCTCGGCACCGGCGCGTTCACCGTGAGCGCCTGGGTGCAGCCGAACTGTCCGAGTGCCACGGGTTTCGCGCGCATTGTGGATAACGATTACCTCTTGGGTTTTTATTTGGGCTCAGATAGCGCGGCCACGCATTTCAACTTCGTGGTGCATGGCACGTTCGTGACGGGCAGCAGCACGACTTCACCGTCCAGCGGGGGTTACACGTCCTGCGTCACGACAAACCCCTGGCAGATGGTGACGGGCGTTTACACCGGATCGACCGAATCGCTTTATGTCAACGCCGTGCTGGTGGCGGGCCCGACCAGCGTACCCACTGCGCCGACTTCAGGAGCGATGAGCGGCGCTGTGCGGCTCGGTGGCTGCGGGATTTCGGCGGATTGCGGCACAACCGGCAATGGCTGGTGGGACGGCGGCGGCCCGGTCGGTGTCCGGTTCTACAGCCGCGCTCTGACGCAGCCGGAAATTGCCGCTATCTACGCAGGGGAGAGTTACTAACCGCCATGGCGTCTTATTCCTGGGGCCAAATCCGCCTCTTACTCCAAAAGTTCGCAGGCCCGCAGATCTCGCTCGACCAAATCGATCACGCCATCAACGCGCGCTATGAGCTGATTCTGTCGCTCATGAACTGGCACGCGATCGAGGCGAGCGCCGTCCTTCGAACGACGGCGGCTTACAGCGCGGGAGCGATCACGCTCACAACGGGCTCCACGGCGGTAACGGGCGTCGGTACGGCGTGGACGTCCGCCATGTCCGGTCGGCAGCTCTTCCTGGGCAATGGTCCGGTTTACACCGTGACGATACTGAGCGCTACGTCACTGACGCTCGATCGACCCTTTGAAGGCACCGCGTACGGAGCGTATTGGCTCGCGCAAACGCTTTATCAACTGCCGGACGACTGCCGTAACCTCCGCTCGATCAGCTCGCCTGTAGACGGCGCGAACCTGGACGCGATCGACGAAGACGTGTTTGGCGAGTTAGAGGGATCGTTTCTGGCGGTGAATGAGCCCGCCGGGAGCTACGTGCCGCAACCGGACGGCGTCGACGGGCAGACGGGCGCGACGGTTCAGCAGATATTACTTTACCCGGTTCCCACGCTCGCGCAGGGCTATCCAATCAAATACGACGCCGTGGCGGAAGCGTTCGATGGTTCTTCGACGACGGATGCGCCGCTTGCGGCCGTCTCTAGTTCGGCACTGATTGCCGGGGCGAAGGCGGATCTAGAGCTAGAAAAGCCGAACGGGTCGTTAGCGAAGGCGGCGGCGTACGAAGCGATGTACGCAGCGTTCTTCCGTGCGATGATTCATCTCGAGAACGACAAACGGCCAGGCCAGCGCATGATGCTGGAGCAAAGCTACTGGCAGCATCGCATCGACCGGTTCTTGCGCTCTGGCGGTCCCGTGATCGCGCGTAACGTGTTGCTTGATTCGTCGGACGATGACTTATTGACGGGCGCGGGGACGTTCCGAAGCGAAACGCCAGCGGGCGCAGTGAACGGCGTCAACGGCTTGTTCACCTTGAGCTATCCGGCGTTGACGCCGGTCATCGTGACGGTGAACGGAGCGCTGAAGCTGGCCGGGACGAACTACACGGCGTCGGGGATGCTCATTGTGTTCTTGCCTGGCTCGATTCCAGCGGGAGGGGCGGCGATCCTTGCGCAATACACGTATTGACGGCTACAGTAGGCCATCGTTGAAAATCTGTGCGGCAATGCGCTCGCGCGTTTCGCGCATGGAGTGGCCGAGCAGTTTCCCCCACGGATCACTGCCGTCGACCTTAAAGCCCAAGGCGTACGTGAGATGGACATATGCGCGTTCGAGGACGGGTTCCTCGATCGACGCGAGCGGCGGCGGATGCGCGCACGAGAACAGAGCCACGCCATCCGGGAGCGCTGCGGCTACGGCCTTGACAGCCACTGGCGCGGCGATCGCGCCTCCAAACAACGCCGCGAAGAACGCTCTTCTCTTCATAAGCCAAGGATACGCCGCATGACGCTCACGACGCTCGAACTTCTTACGCTTGGCAAGCTTAACGACAGCACCGGCACGTATTACCCGGACACGTCCGGCGCGCTGAACGAAGCGCAGCGGGTCTTTGTTTTGCTCTCGCTGTGTCTGGAGAAAACGGCATCGTTTGCTCTGACGGGCGGGCAGTTGTCTTATAACGTGCTGACGCAGTTGCCGGACTTCGTTCTTCCTCGGCGGGTTTACAATTCTTCGGGGCAGCAGATGCGACCGGCCACAATTGCCCAGCTAGAAGCGCTCGACTCCGACTGGCAGGGCACGGCGGGCGTGCCTTTGCGCTACGTGGCGCGCGGGCTCGATTGGCTGGCTGTTTACCCGCAGCCGCCGAGCGCGGACACGCTCAGCATCGTTTATGCGTGCTGCCCGACGACGCTCGCGGCGGGCGATGATACGCCGGGGATTCGGATGCAGTCGCAGTATTCGCTCGTCAATTACGCATCGTGGGCTTTGCGGCAACCGGAAGGCGGGCAGGAGTTCGCCAAGTTCGCGGGCTACCTGAAAGAGTTCATGGGCGAGGCGGTTCGCGTGGCGGCGTTGGTGCGCGAACGGAACAAAGACGCAGGCTACGAGACGGTAGGACCGTTTGAACTGGAGAGGGTGAAGTAGATGGCTTTTGATCTAACAGCCACGGCGGCCGAGTTTCTGAGCCGCGCCGGCGTCCTATCCTGGGCAGATCTGAACTGGTGTACCGAAGACGAAATCTACGGCTACTTCGATGAAGCGACGCAAAAGCTCGCGGAGATGGGTCTATTCGTCTCCTCGAACACGCAAACGATCACGGCGGCGGCGCCGCAGTATGCGTGCGCGCCCAACTGGCTACACTCGCTGCATGTCAGTGTCAACGGCCAGCAGCTTCGCCCGACCAGCGTAGCGGAGCTGGTCGCCTATGATTCATTGTGGCTCGCGCTGATTTGCGAACCGGGCGAACTCCCTTACCGCTATTCGCTCGACGCGGGCGCGCTCGGGACAATCACCCTGTACCCCCAGCCATCGGCGGCGGCTGAACTGGAAACCATCGATCACGTTTCGGCGGAGACGATCACGCCGGCGCAAACGCTGGCGCCGATTCCATCCGTGTTGTCCGATTACTTTTTGTACTTCGCGTTGCAGCGCGCCCGCGGCAAGGAATCGCCCTATCAGATGCCAGAGATCGCGGAGGCGGCGGGGCAGGCCTGCGCTCTGTTTGAGCAAGTGTTTACTCAATACTGGGGTAATGCGGAGGCCTCGGCGTGAAGCTCGATTCGCAGCGAGTCCTCGCGGGTTCATTGAACCTGTTGACGCCTTCCGACAAGACGCCCGAGAACGACGCGATCGCGCTTCAGAATTTCCGCGTCGATCAGCAAGGCGTGCTGCGGGTGGGCGATTCGCTCGTGAGCTTGACGCAGGTATTCAGTGGCGCCCACGCGGTCCACACGGAGTTTAAAATTGATGACTTCTCGACGACGCAAGCCTATGTCAATGGCGAGGTCGATATTGCGTGGGGTGTAGGCCTCTCTGGCGCCGGCATTGGCCTCACGGGCGCGTTCCTGATTGGCGCGGGGCCTACGCTCTTTTTCTATTGGCCGGGTGCCTTCGGCGGCGCTGGCGTTTCGTTCACCGTTGCGACGGGCTTTAGCGGCAATCCGTTGAGCATTGTAGTCTGGAACGGACTGATTTGGGTACTTGACAGCCTATTGCAAATCAAAATTGATCCAGCCGTCTTAAGCGGGATCTTTCCTGGGGTTGTCGGGCCGTACACAAGTAACGCCGCGTCAATGTGGCTACCGGCGGTTCCAAGTTCGCCGGTGATTGCGGTCGAGGATACCGTGGGCGATGGTCCGCTCAGTGGCACGTACACCTACTACTGCACATACGTACACTATGCCTTTCCCGTCGTCGGTGGGTTTTTGACGGCGCTCGAATCGGCTGGCGGCGCCGCGACGGCGCCGATCGTAGCGGCCGGCGGCGCGATTAGCGTTCTTCAATTGCCCTTTGCGTCAACGAGCGGCGGTGTGCCAGTTGACGCGATCCGTGTTTATCGGCAGCTTGGCGCGGGCGCGATCACATTCCTCAAGCAGTTCGGCACAGGGCCAGATCCGACCGGCGCGGTTTGTCTCACGTATTTGACCTCGACCTACCCAACGGTGGATACTCCCTGGACTGACACGCTGGCGGCTTCGGGTGTCGTCATGCCGGTGAGCGGCGCCGTGGGGGCTCCCGCTGCGCCGACATCCGCGCTCGTCGCCGTGCCGGGCTTTAATGTGAGTTCATCGGTCGGCTTGGTGGGCACCTATCAGTACTATCGAACCTACGTCAATTCAGCCGGGCTCGAAACAAATCCGGGGCCTGTGAGCGCGGATGTGACTCCTTCAAACGGGCTAGTGGATCTGTCTTGGACCGCGCCGCCGTTCTATCAGGACGTTCGGAGACAGCGGCTCTATCGCACCGGGGGCACGCTCGGCAACGCCTATCAGGTGATCGAATTCGCGGACGCTACGACAACAAGTTACATTGACGGCGCGCCGGACCTGCAGCTTACCCTCAACGGTATTCTCATGCCAACGACGAACGATCCGCCGCCCACAGGGACGGCGGCCAACGTCATGGGCGTCGTCGGGCCGTACTTCAATGCGCTGTTGGCGTGGAAAGACGGCCGCTTGTTCTGGAGTCAGAACGGTATCCCCTTGTTTCCGGGTTCGCAAGCGGGCACGGCGGAAGGCAACTGGGTGGACGTGGGCGCGCCGGACGATCCAATTCAAATGATTACGCTGCATCCGATTCTGTGCGCGATCCACAAAGCGCGCTCGATCTGGCGCAATATCGGAGACATTGTGACAGGCACGCTCATGGACACGTCCGCCACGTGCGGCGCGGTCGGGAAAAACGCCGTCGCGAATTGCGGCGCGTTCGATCTAGTGCTCGCGGCGGACGGTGTATATAAGTTCAATCTGGACAACACCGGGCCGGTGAGTGAGAAGATCTCGCCTGTATTTATCGGCCAGCAGTGGATCGGCCTCGGTTCGAGCAGCATCGTGCAGCCTCACTGGGGAACGCCGCAGTATCCGTTCTGCGCCTGGCTGAACGGCGTTGCTGTGATAGGAAATGGAGGGAGTTTTGCCGGCGACACGTTCTCGGGCACAACCTTCCTCTACCAGCCAGAGCTTCAGCGCTGGTCTACTCTTGTGTGGAACGGCGGTCAATCGCTGACAGTGGCCCTGGGAAGCGACAACCGCTTTCAATGGTTCGCGGGCGATGCGTATGGCAATCTGCTGATTGCGCAGCCGCCGGTGCGCGGCGCGCTCGACGCCATCTGGCAAACGCGCTTTCTGGACCAAGGGCTCGGCGACACGCCGAAGTTCTATCAAGAGATCGTGCTTGACGCGGAGTTAAACGGCGCGACTATGCAGGTGTGGCTGTTGTTTGACAACACGAGCGACGCGGGCGCATTGTCGGCGATTGCGTCGCCGTACACGGCAACGTTCACGGGCGGAAAACGTCAGAAATTCTATATGCCGCTGCCGCAAGACGAAGGCGACACGGGCGAATATCACATCAGCGTCCGGACCGAGATCACCTACTTTGCGACGGAGGTCAGCGTACCGCCCGCCATTCATGGTCTTTACATCTATTACGGCGTCGAAGAGCGCGACGCTTCGATTCGCGGTACGCAAGTGCTTGACTTCCACAGCGAGCGCATTCAAATGTGCAAGCGCATCGAAGTAGACCAGGTGGGCGAAGTCACCATCAAGATTTGGACGGATGAGCCGAACGGCCTGGCGCTGCGCTACACGTACAACGGCACGATGACAGGGCGCTCGATCTTCGAATTCACGCTGCCGCCGAATGTGCGCGGGCGGCTTTATCGCGTCGATGTCCTTCCCGTGGGCGAAGCGCGCGTGTATGCGGTCCGCGGCTGGATGCGCAGCGTTGGCGATGCGCAGCCGGGCGTGTGGGAGTGGCGCGACTTTATTAGCGGAACGCCGGCGGAAGCGCCGGACGCGGAGTAAACCTGTGCCCAGTCCAACCAATCAGATCGGCAATCTCGAAGTCGTGAGCGATGCGGTAGACGCGGGCTTTCTCTCGGTGCTGAATGACCGGATGCGTCGAATCGGGACGGCGCTGGCGAATGTGGTGACGAGTTCCACATCGAGCGCGTCCTCTGGCGGCAGTGCGGGCATTACGCAGGTTACCTTGACCGTGCCGGGGACGTTGGGCGTGGAAAGCGACGCGGCGCCGTCATTGACGCTGCCGGTGGCGTTTGCGCCGTCGCAAGCAGTGTTACTGCTGAAGACGGCGCCGATTGGCGCATCGGTCATAGTGCAACTCTTCGCCAGCGGCGTGGTTTGGGGCCCAGCGCTGACGGCGAGCGGGTTGAGCGTTTCGGCGAGCGTGGCGGGGTATCCAGCGATTGCCAAGGATGCGCTGCTGCGGCTGGATATCACGTCTTGCGGGACGACGTTCCCTGGAGCGGACCTGACCTTAGAATTGCGCTAATGGCTGTCCTCAACAAATTCGACCCTTCGAAGACGATGTACTTTCGCGGGTTTTCCGGAATCGATTCGCCCGCGGCGCTGCATTCAGCTTCGGCGACGGGCTTTACGGTCTCTGGCATCTTTCGTAAGGCTGCGGCGTTCTGGGTGTTGGTGCTGTTTGATATCGACGATTACTTCGGGCATCCGCGCATCAAGGCCTTGCCGGCGTCAGACCTTACGGGCATCGTCTTAGAGTTCGACGTCACGTTTAGCGGCGCGGCGGGCTACGACTGTCCGAAGTTTCCAACGATCGACTGGCCGTTCCTCGATTACATCCTCATGGACGGAACGATGGGCCGGATCGATCTCAGCGTCGGCAACTTCCAGAGTTCGCACGGTGGCGGCGGTACCGCCAATCCAAATGCGACGACCATCACCAGCGGAACGCACGGCGCCGCGAGCTGCGTCTTCGGCGTGAACACGTCAGGCGCGGCGTTTGGCGACTATCTCACGTTGTGGTTCCAGAACTCCTCCTGGACCTGGACGTATCTCACGATGACGCAAAGCGACTTCGTGAACCTCATCAATGCGACAAGCTGGGGCAGCAATCTCTATCAACTGCAGGCGGCGGGCGGTGGCGGCGGCATCACCATTACCGCCTCGCCCGCAGGCGTGGACGGCAACATGATCCGCCTCTATTCGATTGCCTCGAATCCGTCCGGCTTTTCGCTCGTGCCGGCGGGGCAGCAGCTTGCGGGTGGCAGTTCGGCAGTCACGTATCACGTCAAGCTCGACTTCTCGTCGCTCGGGCTGACCGACGTGCGTCAACTCTGGTTGACGTTTGCGCCGCTCTTGGCGGATTCTGCCAATTATGCCGACACCCAGGCTGACATTATTGTCACCAACTGGGGAGCGACGGCCGATCCGCACGGCCTCATGCCGCTCGCGGCGGCCGGGCCGGGCTCGGTGCGGATCGAGGAGTCGGATGTCTGGACGACGTTCGCGGGTAACTGGTCACGGACTGATGTCGGCTGGTTCTCGAATGGGTTCGCGGCGGTCAGTGGGACGCCGGCCGACTCCGTTATGGTGACGTATTGGTGTCCGCACGTTCATGACTTATGGCTGGGGACCTACCTCGCGCTTGGCGGCGGCACGTTCGCGACGACGGTGGATGGCGTAGCGGCGGCTAGTATCGACACGGCGCTCGCAACGACGGAAGAGATCTCCACGCGCCGGCAGGTCGCTACCGGGCTCACCGCCGGGCAGCATACGGTTGTTCTGACGATCAGCGGCGGCAACGGCTACTTCGATTTCCTCGAGGCGTGCGTGGCGTCGGACGTGCCGGCGGCGCCGGGGCCTTGGGCGGATCGCTCACCGGCGATTGACTTCGATACGCAGCACGGCTACCAGCTTGCGCCCGCGCGTTTACTGTGGATGCTCGACGCGCTGGGGTTCACAGGACCGATGTACCTCTACAGCGGCGTGTTCTGGCTGAATCAGCGCAAAGCCACGGGTCGCACGCTGGCGGGCCTAACCATGGACTTCGCCACGTTGCCAGCGCTGACGCCAGGGACGGCGAGCATTTCCATTGACATTGCGGGAACGATCATCAGCAAAAGCGTGTACCAGCATGAAACAGCGGCGACGTGGGCGGCGCATTTCGCTTACTTCGTCAATGAGACGTTCTCGGGCGTCTGGGCTTCCTTCGCGGGAACGGTTCTGACGATCACGACCCGCGACGACACAGCAGCTTATGCTGTGACGCCCGTCAGTGCGAGCTATCAAAACGGCGGTTCGCCGGTGGCGATCTCTACAAGCGCGCCCGATCTGACGGGCAGTGTGCCGGGAATCTGGGAAATCGACACCACGCAGACGCCGGCGCTGAATTACGCAGCGGCGGCGTGGCACGCCGATTTCTTTGCCGGGGTTCACGCGCGCGGAAACGTCGTCGGGACGGCGCTGTCGATGGAGCTGGTTTACCCGCCGGACGCGAATATCGTCGGGCAAGTCTGGGCGGCACGCTTCCAAAATGGGCAAACTGTGCAAACTAGTACTGGGTTCGCCAACACGCTCAGTACGCAATGCGCGCCGATGGCGACGGCGTTTCTGGCCTACCAGATCGCCATGTTCAAGCATTTGGCGGACTTACAAGCGTCCGCTGGCCTCATCCCGTACCTGATTTGCGGTGAGTTTCTGTGGTGGTTTTTCTCGCAATTATGGCTGCGTCCAGTGGGGAGCGTGGCGATTCTGGCCTATGTTCGTTTGGGCTTTGCGCAACCTCATGGGTTAGTACCAGCACAACTACTCGCCGTGCAGAATTTGCAAGGAATTCCGTCCATCAATGGCACGTGGAGCGTCATCGCAGTGCCGGATTCGACCCACGTGGACATCAGCGCGCCGTACGGCGGCGGCTCCTGGGTCGTCGGTACGGGCACCGCATCCGGTGGATCGATGGCGTTTTACGATCTGGAGACGACGACAGCGGCAAATAGCGCGCTGGGGCACCCGCTCGCGACGTTCACCTTTCCGACCGATACGCCGGTGTTGCCGGATGCGCTGTTTCTCGCGAATCGCCTGGCGGCGCATGTGGCCGCGATCATCGCGGCAGTGGTGGCAACGTATCCGGCGGCAGTGTTTGGCCTGCTGTGGCCGGGCGATGTGAACGGCTCCTCTGTGGCGCCGCTCTCGCAAGTGGGCGGCGCTCTCAACTCGTTCGTAAACTTCCCGGCTACTTGGCAGGCCCAAGCCAGTGCGCCCTTCCAGATTTTCTGGCTCGAAGCGCTGGCATTTTCGACGACAGACCGCAACGTCGATTTCATGAAGGCCACGCTCGCGCGCGTGCTCGGCCTAGCGTGGCCTTTGGCACAACTTCGCTTTCTCTACAGTGTAGACAACGCCGGTGTGGCGTTGTGGAGTGATTACCGATTAGCGAAGAGCGCAGGCTTGGCGCACCTTACGCCGTTCGCTATCGATCAAATGTGTCTCCTCGGCTGGCGGTTAGATCCACCGGCGGAAGAGGCGAGTGTGTCGGTAACCTAGCCGGCGGCTTTTCGAGTCTGAGCGCGGGGCTGTTTCTTTGCGGCCGTCTCCTCCATTGGGGTGGTCTTGCCGACAGCGTTCACCGCCGTGTTTCTGGATGAGCGACCACTCCGTTTGCTGGACGCGCTACGCGCGGGCGGTGCTGCGGAAGCCGTGGACGCGGCGCGCGCAGCAGGTGCTCGTTTCTTGCTTTTGGATGCGGCCGAAGCCGCTGCTTTTGCCATACATAAGCACTGTAGCCGCGATTCGACGCCGACGCAAGCAAAAGCAACTTACGGACACTCCGACTAACCGGAGTGAATGGTAAAAACCAGAACGCCGAGCCGAATCGAATTGATAACACCATTCCCGACGTATGCGTTGCCGGTGGCCTGGCAGTGGGTAGAGCCATCCCTGCACTTAATGGCGGATGACTTCGCGCTGCGCAACATCGACGCGTTGCTAGATGCAGCGGAAACGATGGACGCGCGCGGCGGCAAGACGTGGGGGGTTTTGCGGGACGGCCGGCTCTGCGGCTGGCTCGGGTTCGAGCCGGTGAATCAGGTGTCGGGCGTGGGGCACTGCTTCTTTGCTCCGTGGTCGCTGGGCCGCGAAACGACGGACGTAGCGGTTCGGTTGTGTTTCGAGGCGATCTGGGCTCTTGGTTACGAGCGTGTCAGTTGCCCGGTGCTCGCGCAAAATCGCGGGATCCGTGCCCTCTTGAAGCGTGTTGGGGCACGGGAGGAAGGACGACTGCGCAGCTTTACGAAGTGCGGTGGGATCTTGTCGGATCTGGTGATGGTGGGGAGTGTGAAGGCGGATTATGTCGATACTAACGGGACTTGGGAGTCTGCTGGGCGGACTGAGCAACACGACGGCGGCGCGAACGGGAACGAACGCGTCCACGACATCGGGCGGGAGCACAGGCACGTCAACGCCGACCTTCAATCCGACGCAGACTGGTGTGCAGACCTCGACAGCGGACGCGTTGAATCGGTTCATCACGAAGGGACCAGACCTAACGCCGGCCATGACGACGGGCACGGACAACATCAACACAACGTACAAGGGAATCGGCGACCAGCTACAGCAAAGTCTAGCGTCACGCGGGTACGGAAACAGCGGCGCCAGCGGCACAGCAGCGCTGCAAACGGGACTAGCTAGGGGCGGCGCTGTCGGCGGGCTGCAGGCGTCGCTCGAAGCCGCGGCGCAGCAGCAGCAGCTTCAAGCGATGCAGACCGCTACTGGCTTCGGCTTCGCGGCGCCGGGATCGACCGGCACTACTGCGACGACGGGCGCAACGAGCGGAACTTATACGGCGCCGGGCAGCGTAGCTGCGGGGACGTTGAGCGGCGGCCTCACGGCGGCCAACTCCCAGTTGAATACGCTCGCGCAGTTGCTCGCGAGTGGAGGGTAG